GCAGATCGGACTTCAGGCAACAGGACGCGCGCAGCGTTCGGTGACTGGACAAAAGAATTTTCAATTCACGTCACGGAAGTGTTGCCGCCGTACCATGTCTGGCCGGCCTTAACGAGCTGCCGCTGCGCAATCGTGACGGCTTCTTCGTGCGTTTTGGAATTGGCCACAGCAATTAGCGCACGGATGAGGGCGCGCCGGCTCTCTTCGCGTAGAATAAATGCCTTTTCGCTATCCATTCTCAGTAACCTAGCTGGCGATCCCGTCAGCGTACGGTTCAGTTCCTTGGCCGAACGTTGCCGCGAAATTACTGTTTCGGAGGGATGGCACTCCAACGATCCATTGCGGAAGCGGTTCAAAATGCACCGCAGTGTGCGCGGCCCGCTGCTCACAAGTTAGGCACAAATCGGAAAGGTGGAAGTGGCATATAGAGGCCGCCTAAGACTTTGTCTTGCCGCGTCAATCTGGTCGCAAATGCGTGCGTGAAACGGATGTTTTCACGGGAAAATAGACAAGATCACGACTGTTCAGAATGCGCGCTTCGACGTCTTCGCGGCATCATAGGCTTCGACTTTTCGGTGCGTCCGTTCTCAGGAAAGATCAGAAAGCGGAGAAGTTGACGCCAAGGGCCGATAATTCAGCGCATCGCCAGTCAGTTTACGAGGCTGTCCGCTGAAAATTCTTTTGTCTCGATGCGAATGTCGCTTTTTGTGAGAACGGCAGGGGCTTCACTCGTCTTTTTTTTCTGGCTCTTCGACATCGATATCGCAGCCCTTGAGCAGAGCGCCGATTGCCGACGTCGATTCGTTGACGTCGAAGGTTTTGGAGAATGCGATTTTATCATTGATCTGAACGGCGACGGCGAAGCGTTTCTGCGCTGCGGCGGCCGCGGCGGCGATCTTCGCCACCTGAGGTCCTTCGGCGCTGAGCCTGTATTTCTCGCCGTCAACAGTCACGTCCATATCGGCGACGAGTTCGATCTTTGGTTGGCTGTCGACGATGACAAGCAGCTTCTTTGATGACAACGCCAACAAGGCCGTGGCCTGATCGCTCGGTTTTTCCGGTGTAACGTAGACCAGCGCTAGATCCGAAGCAGATGTGCAGCGAAAGCCGGCGAGTTCCTCGAAAGTCATGGTCATTGCAAGGTGCTGGTCGCCCTGAAAGGGGTCTTCGTTTCTTGTATGAACCCAGCCAGCATGCGCGGCGCTGCACCCAAGTACCGTCGCCACGGCAACAACGATAGATCCCCGCATTTTATCGCTCCACGACATTCCCCGCGTATGTAGCGCTAAAATCGAGATGAGCACAACGCCTCCGGACTTTGTCGCCGTGGATGACTAAGCGTCGATCGCGGGCCTAAACGGCTTCGAGTGCGAATTACCACTTCACTTATGGAGGTTCGATACCGATCCCGTGTGGCCAGCAACGACCAGTGGAAGAAATGCTATTATGTTGGGCGGAGCATCGTTTGGCGTAGTCGGTACCCGAAAATAACGACTGCCTTCGAAGTTCAGGCCGCATCCTGCAATTTTAATCTGCCGGCCAAGGCCGCTCGTGCTTTTAAGTCCGGGGTGATGCGAGGCAGAACATAGCAGGTGTGTTTTTTGCCCCGTTTTGTTCGGCGCTGGGACGTTGTCCATTCTTTCACGGCAACTGCGATTCGCATCCAACCCTGATGGCTCCAACCCTTAAAGTAGACGAGGTCGTTGTAGGCCTGCTCCAAATCCTCGCGCGTGATCGAACGCCGCACTATGTCGGGGAACTCATCGGCCATCTCGTAAAGCAAATATGCTGCCTGCACCTGCGCTTCAGTCGGTTCTTCATGGCCGCGCAAAGAAATAATCGGCGCAAGCTTGCGCTTCCGACGGGTCGTGAGGGATTGCTTTGTCGCGCATAGCCCGACATCCCGGACAAGGTTGGTGGACAGGTCCGGCGGACAGCGTTTCGTAGAGCCTTCGATGACAGGAAGCGCAGACATAGTTTTGGGACACTCTGCCGGACAAAGCTCAGAGACTTCGCTTGATGCCACGCTCTGCGGCGCCGACGGGAGACACTCTTCGGCGTCGACGTTGGGTCGAGTCGAGAAGCGTGGCAGCATTTCCTTGAGCGCCGATAGTTTCATTTGCCGTCATGATTGAAGAGACGCTGCACACGAATTAAGACCTAGCACAGGATTGAGTTCGTAGCCACGAGCTGAAGGGTCGAATATCCGTCGTCCCTCAATGCTTTTCTCTGGAAAATCCATCTTCGTCGTAGCGTTCAATGAGCCTTTCGCTCTTGATGATCGAAGGTGGAACCGCAGTTTTCTTTGTGCATGGGTATGGGCCTAGTTTATCCGGCGGCCATCTGCCGTTCGCGTGGAGAACGATCTGGTGCTTCCACTCGTCGTCGCTCCAACACTCCCATGGACGCGCGCGATTTGGAGCTCCTGGCGCCGCCGAGATATCAAGAAGGCGAGCTAGAACATCGCCAAGTGAGCCATCCGACCTAAGCAACCGGTCAATATCTAATCTGAATAATGGATTTCCCTCTTTTGGCTTCGCCTTGCCAAGGAGAAGGCGAGGGAGAGCATCGTCCATGTCCAACGCACGAAGCGCGTCGCGAAATCGTTTCACGCCTCCGATGTCCGCCAGTCGGGCTGTCAGGCGTGTTCGGCGCGCCTTCGTGAAAGATTCGCACCTTGAGAAACCTAATTGCTCCGCCGCTTCGTTGTAGGCCGCAAGAGCAAGCTCTACATCGTCGGTGGCCTGGGGCATTCTCGATTTTGTAGGATCAGACGATGGTGGAGATTGGCCCTCGCCCTTGCCCCCAAGGGGGGTGGGGGGGATTACTTCACTTAATGGCTTAGGCTTAGGCTTAGGACGCGCACGCGCGTGAGGGCTAGCGTCGCCTCCTGGCACGGTCGTGGCTTTGCACATATTGTTTTCGCTACTATTTTTGGAAATATCCCGACTTAGCTGAGATGAAAGTCGGTTCGACATCGGAGCGACTTCGGTTTCGAAGTCTCGCCGATGTCGAGGCGACATCGGTGCCGATGTCGGGCAGATCTCGTCTCCGATAGATGCGGAGCGCTTGAATTGTTCGCGCTCTCTGGCAGCGTCGGAGCGGCGCTTACTTTGTTCCAAATAAATGTTGATCTCGCGCACGGCGCGGGCGTTGGTGAGGCGTCCTTCCTCAAGTGAAATCTTGCCGAGCCCAACCATGATCTTCTTCATGTTCCGGTAGCGGCGAATATCCAGATTGAGTGCGCGTGCGATAATCTGATCATCGTCAGGCAAATCGCCCATACGGTCATAAAACAAGCAGGTGAAGCGCCAGAAAAAGCCCTCTTCGTCGAGAGACATGCCGCGCGTCGATGCAACCCAATCGTTAATGTGCACGCGAATAACGCGCATATCTGGAACGTTGTCGGTATCCTGGGTAGGTCGCCCGTCTGAGAACATCATGGCACGTCACTCCGAGCCAGATTGGAAAATCGTGTGAGCTCTTTCTCAAAGGCTATCTCCATCGTGCCGATGGGGCCGTGCCGGTGTTTAGCTATGATGATTTCGGCCTTGCCCCTCGCACGCAGCATCCTGCCCTGCCACTCCGCGCATTTATTCACGTCGCTCACATCCGGCTTTTCGCGCTCGAGGTAGTATTCCTCTCGATACACGAAGAGAACGACGTCTGCGTCCTGCTCTATCGAGCCCGATTCACGAAGGTCGGAGAGCTGCGGACGCTTGTCGTCGCGGCTTTCGACCTGACGGGAGAGCTGGGAGAGCGCGATGATCGGAACGTTGAGTTCCTTGCCGAGCGCCTTCAGACCCGTGGTGATTTCGGTGATTTCCTGCACGCGGTTCTCGCCGGATTTCTTGGCCCCGGTCATGAGCTGAATATAGTCGACCACCAGGACATCGAGCCCGCGCTGGCGCTTGAGGCGGCGCGCGCGCGCAGCCAGCTGCGCAATGGAGATACCACCGGTCTGGTCGATGAAGAGCGGCACTTTCTGCATCATTTGAGAGCAGGCAACCAGCTTCTCGAAATCGGCCTCGGTGATGTCACCGCGGCGGATCTTCGATGACGAAATCTCGGTCTGCTCGGAAATGATACGGGTGGCCAGCTGCTCGGACGACATTTCCAGCGAGAAGAAGCCGACCACGCCGCCATTGGCGGCCTTGAACGAGCCGTCGGCCTGTTGCGCCGGCTGGTAGGCTTCGGCGATGTTGAAGGCGATGTTGGTGACCAGCGATGTTTTGCCCATGGCCGGGCGGCCGGCAAGGATGATCAGGTCGGAGGACTGCAGGCCGCCGAGCTTGCGGTCGACATCGCGCAAGCCGGTGGAGATGCCGGACAGGTGGCCGTCGCGCATATAGGCGGCGTTGGCCATGTCGACGGCGGTCTTGACCGCATCGGTGAACGCCTCGAAACCGCCATCGTAGCGGCCGGTTTCGGCCAGTTCGAACAGGCGGCGCTCGGCGTCCTCGATCTGTTCGGACGGCGACATGTCGACGGGCGCGTCATAGGCGATGTTGACCATGTCCTCGCCGACGGTGATCAGCGCGCGCCGTGTGGCCAGATCGTAGATGGCGCGGCCATAGTCGGCGGCGTTGATGACCGTCACCGCCTCGGCCGCCAGCCGGGCCAGATATTGCGCCACGGTCATGTCGCCGACCTTCTCGTCGGCGGGCAGGAAGGTCTTGAT